TGGAGAACTTCGAGACCATCCCCTCTAAGGAAGAGAGGGCGGCTCAGTCTCTAGAGCTGGATCAGTTCATCCTCCAGTGGAAGAAGGGGCGGATCGATGACTACCTCTCCGATGAGTGACCTCCCCGAGCCTGCCAATATCGACGCTGAACCCACCCCAGGCTTCTTCGACCCTCCCGGGACCGAACTCCACCTAGAGAAGTGGAGAGCACAGATCGACTACCGGCTGGAGATCATGGCAAGAGCGGTCATTCGAGGCCGATTGAAGACCTCCCGAGACATCCGGAGGATTGCAGAGAAGCTGAAGGTGAAACCAGAACTCGTGAAGCTCTGGATCACAGACCCCCAGGTACTCAAGAAGGCCGCCGTCTACGCAACCGCCCTGGCGCTCCCTCACCAAGCCGAGAAAGCCAAGGAAGATATCCAAGCCTTCAAAGCCGTCGCCAATATCGCAGGACTGATCGAGTCCGGACCCCGGAGTCAGGTCAACGTCGCGATCGATAACAGAACCAGAGGCGACACCACCTCGGATCGGAAGTTCTTCGAACAATACGCACGCCGAGTGGAACGGCTCAAAGCTCCGGTATCGGATGTCGAAGCCCACGACTGACCCCCTATATAATGAGTATAAGCAGAGAGCCCGGACCTCACCCTGGCTCGCCTACCCCCTGACCGCTGTCCCCAAGATCCTCCCCTTCCATGAGTCCCTTGCCCACTACCGAGTCCTCTCCGGCCCCAACGGGGGAGGGAAAAGTACCGCGGGAGCCGCCGATTTCGTCAGTTACCCTCTAGGATACAATCCGATTCGGGGCGAAACCTATGAGACACCCAGCGTTAGCTGGGGAGTCTGCGTCGAATACAATAGTGCGGGCCGGGTCATGTTCCGGAAGATCAGTGACATGCTCCCCAGAAGCCCCGACGGGAAGCCACTTTGGAAATACTTCAAGCAAGAACACCTCTTCGAGCTGGAAAATGGCTCTGTGATTGCACTTAAGAGCCAAAAAGAAGGGGAAAGTAGCCTCCTGGCCGAGCGATGCCGGGCCATCTGGATCGATGAGGCCATGGGCGGAGAGCGTGGGAACGAGAACTTCGGAGAACTTCAGGCTAGAGGGCTCCCGGATCAGCCGTTAGACATGATTTTCACCTTGACGCCCAAGATGGACATCGGTTTGGAGTGGATGAGACGGAAGTTGTGGGTCGAAGAAGGCAAAGAACCCCACGAAGACTTCATTCAAGGCACCGAGTGCTTCCAGTTCGACCTCGATGACTGCCTGATCGAGCACGGAGGCTTCCTAACCCAGGAATACGTCACGAGAAGGAAGCTACAGGTCGATCCCGACGAGGCCGACGCTCGACTTCGGGGTATGTGGACCCCGTTCATGACCAAACCGGCCTTTTCCTTCAAGTTCCTGCTCGCATGCCAAGAGAGGGCCCCCAAATCGAGAAGCATCCGGTGGAAGAGGCCCGGCCTGACCCGATACGCCCCGGAGGACTGTGATGGTGGCCCCAACAAGCTCCAACGAGAGAGAGAAACCGCCCATACGTATATCGCGGCTTGGGATCCTAGCTCGGGACTGGGTAAGGGACACGACCCCAGTGCCTTTGTGGTCTTCGACCGCGCAGACCTGTGCGAAGTCTTCCACGCCGCCACAAACGACATGGACCCCGAACGCTTCTTCCGGGAAATCGTCCAGCCCGCCGTCTTCTACTATAACGACGCCCTCCTCATTATCGAGTCTAACGGACAGGGCGGAGGCGCTGCGGTCCAGGCTGCAAAGGACTCTGAATACCAGAACCTATACACCCAGAAGAACATAGGGAAACTGGAAACCCTCTACACCGACAAGATCGGCTGGAACACGAACGACCAGAGCAAAGGAAGGATGGTGGACGCCCTCCAGAGGACCCTTCGAGAGAACAAGTGGACCCCAAGCTACGGATTGGTCGAGGAGATGTCCCACGTCATGAAGAAGGTCATGCCGAGCGGGAAGGTGAGAGTCGAGCACGCAGACGGCTTCCACGATGACCTGACCATGGCCTCCGGGATCGCCCTGGCGGTCCACTACGAGGAGCCGGTCTATGACTGGCCCGACTTCAACAAGCTGAAGGTCCGCTACGGACAGACCCAGACCACCCAGACCCTGGCCTTCAACTAGTGGTCTACCACTTCACCCCGTTCCTGAAAGGCAATATCGGAGAAGGAATCAACCGCTCCGTGGAGATGGTCCCCGAGGATTCTTGGGTCTGTGTCCGGGACGCCGATACGATGTTCCTTACCTGGCGCCAGCAGCACCAAGTCGAGGAGATCACGAAGACCACGGACTTCGACCTCATAAGCTGCATGACGAACCGCTGTTACCCCGGATACTGCATGCCCGGTGGTAGGCTGAGCGACAACTACAACATACTGGATCATATCGAGATCGCAGAAGAGAGAGAACAGGCCCACTGGGCCGAGGTGGTTCCGTCAGGCTACGAGACAGACCCGGGGGCCGGAGACCTCCTCTTCGGACACTTCCTCCTCTTCAAGAAGGAGACCTGGAAGAAGGCTGGAGGCTTTTCAGGCCACTTGAACCACGACATCACCTTCTCCCAAGCCGTCAAAGCCCAAGGGTTAAAGCTAGGGGTCGCCACCGGGGTCTACCTCTTCCACTCCTTCCGCCCAGGAGTCAAAACCCCCTGGTTCATGGGGAAACACGATCCCCACCAACTAGACCCAGCCAGGTGAGCGTTTCGGTCATCCTCCCCACCCTGGGACGGCCCACCCTCCAGCGATCGATCGACTCCATCCTGAGCCAGCTCCTCCCCGGGGACGAACTCCTCATCCAGGTCGATTCCAAGCCACACAAGGATGATGGGAACTGGTGCCGGGACGAGATGATCGCCCGAGCCCAGGGCACCCACCTCTGGTTCCTGGACGACGACGATATCGCCCTCCCCGGAGCCATTGAAGCCTTCCACCAGGCCATCTCGGAAGACCCCGAGGTCTGCTGGATCTTCCGCATCCTCCTCTGTGGGGACCCGATGTGGAAGGTCCCGGGGAAGATCATGCCCGGAAACCAGCAGGGCCAGTGCCTCTTGGTCCCCCGACTCGCCTCCCCCCAATGGGTGAGCGACGGGTACGGCTCCGACTACCACTACCTACAACGCATCCACATCGACAAAAAATGGGCCAGTCCCATCATTGCCCAGATCCGACCCCCGATTCCTAGTTGACATAATACCGGGCCAGTCGTACACAGTTGCGGCATGGCTGATTACCTAGACGTCCCCGGTAACTCCATCGCCCCCGAACAATCCATCAAGACCCAAGACCAAGAACTCCCCGGATACCGATACGGAAAGGCTCTCTGCGAGACCGCTCGCTCCGCCGCAGGGGAACGTGTCAAGTCCTTCAAGGAGAACTGGAACTTCCTCCTCGGGAAAGAACAGTGGGGCACTCCCCAGACAAGCGCGGCCAAACAGATCGACCAGTGGGCCTTCAAGGGAGTGGTGAACTGGACCTATGCCACCGTGAAGACCAAAGCCGCCATGCTCTGCTCGGCCCCCACCGAACTCTTCTGCGATCCCCTGGACGACCAGAGCACCTACTACGATCGCCTCCTCTGGAAGAGTGCCTTGGAACACGAGATGACGCGGCTCCGCTTCCGGCAGGTCAAAGAAGACGCCTACCTCTGGGGCTCTGCCTCGGGAGTCGGAGTCGCCATGGTCTCCGCCAAGGCCGACCCACTTACAGGCGCCATGAAATTGGCCCTGCACAATATTCGATCGGACGAGTTCTACCGAGATCCCTCTGCCGACTCCATCACCTCTCCCAACTGTCGATTCGTGGTCTGGGAGACCGAACTCGACATGAGCACGATCCGAGAGATGTGGCCTTCCAAGGCGAACGAGGTAAAGCCCAATAGCAGACAGGTCACGGGCGGCTGGACCTACAAGCCAGACAACACGGACGATAATCTCATCTTCGGCACCGCTGGGGAGTTCGTGATCGACTCCCAGAACACCTTGAAGTCACGCAAGGCCACCGTCTCCTTCATCTGGGTGCGGGACGAGTCCCTGATCGAAGACCTACAGAGTGTCATGTTGAAGGACGCGGGCCCGGGCTTCTCATGCGTTTCGTGCGGCACGGTCTACGAGGAGGACGCGACTCCGGGACTCGATCTCGGAGAACCCTGCCCCACCTGCGCCGGAACCCTGGAACAAGTCACCATCCCCCCGAAGATCGAGCACAACAAGATCGTTCGCCGCCAGTATCCCTACGGACGCTTGATCGTCTACTCCGGCACCACCCTTCTCTATGACGGAGAGAATCCATACGAGCTGGAAGGGGTCTATCCCTTCTTCGTCTACCACCACGACCGAGTACCGGGAGACTTCTACGGCTCGAACGATGTGAGTCTATTGAAGTCACTCCAGATCGCGGAGAACACCGTCGTCTCGATGGGGGTCGATGGTGTCGTGCTCGCGATGTTCGGGCCATTCGAGTACCCGATCGGCGCCAAGAGTTACACCGCCATGGGGAACGGCCCGAAGCAGCAGCACCCCACCCCGGACCACCTCTGCGGGAAGGCTCGCTTCATCAACCCAGCCTCTGCAGACATGCAGCTCTGGAACGGAGTCCTGGGTGCGCTCCAGTACCACTTCACCGTGGTCTCTGGACTCTCCTCGGTGAGCTTGGGGGGGCAGAGCGGCTCCCCGCCGGTTAGCGCCACGGAAGCCGAGATCAGTAACGCACGGCTCTCCGATCGGATGAAGGGACACGCCTCGGGCCTCTCTCAGTTCATGAGTGACGGCGGGAACATCATTCGCCAGATGATGCAGCAGTTCTACGGGGACGCTCAGGAAGTCCCGGTAACCATGGCGAACTCGGAAGTGCAGTCCATCCAGATCGAAGTGAAGAAGCTCCCCAAAGTAAACGTCCGGGTCGAGGTCAACACCCAGCCCGCCTTCCGGGACAAGCTGCTCGGACAGAACGCCGTCCCCGTGCTCACGAATCCGATGATGGTGCAAAGCCCCTACTTCCCAGATGTCTTGGAGGCGATCGGCTTCCCTCCGGCACGGATCAAGGAAATGCTGGTGCGGCGCGGCACTCAGCAGGAGATGGCTCCGGCATCCGGGCCGCCTTCTGGTGCCCCTGAGCCCGCGCCGCCCGCTATGGAACCCATGCCCGAAGGAGGGATGCCCATTGGATAACAAGAGCCCGCAAATGAACGAGGCCAGTAGCCAGTGCGAACACCCCATGTTCAATAACGTGAGCCCCTACTCGACCAAGATCTCGGAGGAAATCCGAAACTCCAAGAATCCAGGCCGCCCCTTGATCGAGGCCGTGATCGAGACCTCGAACACCCAGAAGGTTCCGGTAGGACCGTCCGCCCACGACATCGGGGGAGTCTGATGCCCTGGAAGACCGGCACCACCGAAGAGGACGTGAAGAAGTTCAAGATGATCGAGACCTACGTCCAGACCCTGGACAAGAAAATCTACGATGGTCTCGTGACCCCGGCTGAGGCGTTCTCGGAGCTCCAGGACAAGATCGATGAAGTGTGGGAAGCCACCCACCCCGAGCCCGAGGTAGAAGCCGCCAAGACCCGCACCCCGATCAAGAAGAAGTAGGAGGGACCATGGCAGGTAAGGATCTACCCATCGACACGGGCCCGCTCGTCCAAGGGTTGGGGTACCAGAGCTTCCCGACACCCACGAACGATGCCGCTTCTACCGCGAGCGCCGACCGCTTCCATGAGTTGGATTCCACCAATGATCCAGCACCGCTCGTAGCCGTGTCGCTAGCCACGAAGGAAGTTGATGCGCCACCGCTCGGAGCGTTCCAGAAGACCAACCTTCACGATGACAACTGGCTCGATCCCTTGAAGCCACACATGAGTCCCGAATCACAGAAGGGGTAACGATGGACCCGGAAGTCCCGCAGGAACAGGAAGCGCCGCCAGCGCCGCAGCCCCAGCAGCCCCAAGAGATCGACCCGCGTGTTGCGCTCGAGATCGCCGCCCAGCAGTATGGGATGTCTCCCGATGAACTCGAAAGCTCGATGCGGCTCCAGGAAGAAAACCGCCGAGTGTACGAGGAGAATCGAAAGCGCACCCGGGACCTCGAACTCAAAGAAGCACAGCTAGAAGCTATGTCTCGGCAGACCCGGCAGTACATGCCGCCCGAGCCAACCTACGAGATCGATCCCGCCGTCCGCCCCGTCTATAACGAACTCCAAGAGATGAAACGGATGTTCTTGGAGGAGAGGCGGGAGAGGCAGGACATGGATCGGAAGTCGGCCCAGGCTCAGAGACTCGGACAGGAACTGAACTCCCACTATCAGACCGTGATGAGAGCCGTTCCAAGCCAGAGCCAGATTCAGCCCGAAGCCTTCTTCGGTGCCATGGCGGAACTCTGGCCCGACGGGCCTCCTGAGAGTGTTTCCCCGGCGCAAGCGGTGGAACGCACGGCCCGGTACATGGGAATCCGCACGAACGGAACGGGCAGCGGCTACCGTCCGTCGCCCTATCAATATGGGGACCCCAACCGAAACCCGAGAGCACCGATCGTCATTCCGTCAGGCATGGCCCCAAGCACGCCGCCTGTCATGAACCAGTTCGGATCGATCCAGGACATCATTGCGGATCGAGATGGCGAGAGCCCCGAACAGAAGTCCATGAGACTCCAGGCCGCGCTCGAATCGCTCGCCCCAGGATTCAGGGGACTCTCCGATGGAACGAAGGTCAGCTCCGGGTAACGAGGAGATTTAGTTGGCTCACGCTCCAACAACTCAAACCACTGCGGCAAAGCTACTCTCCGAACTCTGGGCCGCACAGCCCGAGTATGCGGTCAATAACACCCGTGGCGTTACGAAGTCGATCTGGGATACCGGAGAGACCTACTTCGGCCCTGGCTTCAAGGTCAACTTCCCGATCGTGGAGGCCATTCCCGCGACCGCTCTAGGCGCTGCGATGTCCGTGGCGATCGCCAACTCCGTAGCTGGCACGCCGACCGAGGTGGAAGTCACCCCGACCGTGACCTACGCGGCCATGATTCTCCTCGAAGACGTTCTTCTCACCACAGCCTATGACACGGTGCGGACCTACACACCTGCACTGGCCGAGGCCCTCTACCAGCAGATCGACATCGATATTCTGGCCCAGGCGGTCAACTTCACGACCAATAGCCAGACGGACGGCGGGGCGTTCACCGAAGGAAACTTCCACACCCTGGTCTCCAAGATCCTCACGAACGGCGGAGACAAGGTGCAGCTCGGCCAGCTGGACGGCTGGTATCACCCCCAGATGTGGGACACGATCATGGGGATCGCGGACTTCTACACCGCGTCCGTGCGTGGCGAGTCCAACTCGTCCGCCAAGACCGGCAATGTCGGCATGGCGTTCGGGGTCAACTTCAACTTCACGAAGAACGTGCTGCTATCGACCACGCTTCGCAATGTGATCCTCTCCAAGAAGTCGATCGTCCTCGTGCGGAAGAACCGCCCGAAGATCGAGATGGAGAGGACCGATCTCTCCACCCGTGTCGTGGCTTCTACCATGTACGCCTGCAAGGTGCTCCACGAGACCACGGGCGGCGTGCATATCGTCACGACCACCACGTAAGGGAGTACGTTATGGGGCAGCCGAAGAGCCAGACAGCGTTTGACCCCAACCGGACGCCGTTCACATCTCCGGCTGCCCGCTTCACCTACATCCAGCATCCAGTTGCGGGAAGGATGAAGGTCAACAGCGACTCGAAGACGATTGTCCCAATCTCTGGGCAACGCTACCCGGGATTCCCGCTGAAACTGATTCCGGAACTCATGGCGGTCCCCCAGCCCCATGTGAGGACGTGTGGTAAGGGCGGGGATGAAGTGGGGCTGGGGTGTCTTGCATCGATTGGCGGCGGGTGTCCGATTCTCATTCAGTACGGGAGGATCGGCCCCGTCAATGTCATCATAGAGAAAAATGGGGCGGTCGATTCAGCGCCATGTCATGTGGTCTATTGCGGCATCTCGCAGCAAGGCAGGCCAACGTCCTCGACTCACTACTTGCAGGATGGCTGGCAGATCCTGACCGATCGAACCTCGATCCCAGGGAATACCCGTGAAATAGACCCGGTAACGGGAAAGCTGGGGAAGCATCTCGTCATTCAGACCGAGGTGCAGGACCTGGCCCCGTTCTACGACCACTTGAAGCAGCCTCCGAAGCCGAAGCGCGGACGCCCAAAGAAGGTGGCGGTTGAGCAAACTGCTAACTAAAGAGCCCGAGAAGGAGGGGATCGAGAAGATCGATCTCCCACCTCGGATCGAGCAAACCGTCAACCCGGACGGCACCGTCACGGAGAAGCGGATCCCTCAGTGGGAGATCAAGGCTCGAGGGGTGAAGTACGTGAAGGAGCTGAAAGGCATCTTCAAGGACTCCGCACCCCAGATGATTCACGAAGGGATGAAGGAGTGGAACGATAACGGCGGGGACCTGAGGATCACGAGAGCGGACGGGTCCTCGGATCTCATCCGAGCCGACAAAGAACAAATGCTCCGAGCCACGTATCCGGGCTTATGCCAGCACCGGCTCCGGCCCGGAATCACGATGCCCCAGATGCCGTGGCACAAGCCCTGCGGCCACTCCAAGGTGCAGAGCTGCCACTGTGAAGGAGACTAACTAGGTGGCGAATACCGTTAGCAAAGTTGCTCACCTCGGGAATGGGAAAATGTACCTGGTCACTTGCGCTTCCGCAGCAGGCGCAACGGAAACCGTCACGCTACCGGCAGGGAAGGCCCTGGTCTCGGTAGGCTATCCGGTCTTCACGTCCGCCACGCCTCGGACGGCGGTGACGTTCGCATATGTGGCGTCAACGGGAGTTCTCACGATCGGCGCGCTCACGGCGGCGGACGCCTTCACCATAGCGATCTTCACCGATTGAGAGTAGTCCTGGACGAGATCCTGGAAGTCGAGTTCCTCGGAGACGAGGATACCGGATACCCCACGGGCGGATTCCTGGCCTGGGCGTTCGAGCGATTGGGAGTCACAGACCCGGATCGAGTGGTGCATCTCTTCGGGGGCGCGGTGAGACGGGGTATCACCGTGGACCTTAGGCCCGAGACGAACCCCACTCACTGCTGCGATGTCAGGCACACCCCGCTCGAGGACGGCTCGGTGGAGTGGGTCATGAGCGATCCTCCGGTAAGCGAACTTTTCAACCAGGCCTTCTACGGCATCCCGAACAAGCTCCCGACAGAGTTCGAGATTCTGAAAGAGGTCAGGAGAATCTTGAAGGTGGGAGGTTGCTTCGGGATGATGCAGCCCGCCGTCCCGGAGGACATCCCAGGACTCGTACGGGAGAAGACCTACGCCTTCACCACCGGCGCACCCCGCTTCGTCTGCGGCTGGCATGTGATGAGGAGAGTGTAGATTGGCGCTCGTTGAAGACCTGGTAACGATCTCGAAGCTCTCCATGAAGGCGGTCCGGATCACACAGGCGGCTGTGGCGACCACGGTCTCTCCCATTCCCAGCGAGGACATTGAGGGGGAGACTTACTACACGCTGACCGGACCCCAGAGAGCGGCGAAACTGGCAGAACGCGCCGCGGTGATCGCCCAGATCAAGACCTTGGCAGCGGGTCTCCCGTAGATGGGATGGTTCCAGCCTGGCGGGGCGGGGACGGCCATCTACTGCTACGATGATGCCGACGCCACTGGGGGACATGCGGCAGGCTCGCCTCATACGTGGCTAGAGTGCAACACGACTTTCCCAGTAGATTTCCCACGCCTTCAGTCTGCGGCTGGGGCGACCTATAGCGCCACGAATCGTCAGTACCTTCCCGCGGTCTTGGTCACGATCGGGCACCCCACCGCAGGCAACACGGCAGCCACTTCGTTCGTGGATGCTACCGACGCTGACCTCTTCGTCATCGGGTCAAGGCTCGCTTTCACGACCGCGAATGCCACCACCACATCGTTCACCATGGGAACCAAGATCGGGACCGGGGAACGGATGTCCGGGAAAAACGGCGGCTCCATCCACATGAGCGCAAACCTCATCTTCCGGGGCACGGTGAATCTCTACGGCACCGCCATCGACTCGACAGTCCAGATTCAGTTCCTGAACGGTACGGGCCTCTCGATGACGGTGGCCGGGTGCATACTGCAAGCTGGCTCCTCCTTCGTGCTGGGCAATTCCACGGGAACGGCACTCGAACTGTGGAACAACTCCCTGGTAAGTGCAGGCACCGGGAACATCATCACCGCTTCGTTTGTGACTTCGGGAGGTGGGAATATCCTGGCTTGTACGGCCCCAGGCTCGTTTTTATCTTCCGCGGCCTCCAACGTAGTCCTTGGGGACATTCAACTGTCGGGGGCCCCAACGGTAGCGGACCTACGATGCAGCACCCAAACCCCATTCTGGACCCTGAACAACATTCGATGGAGCGACACCCCTGGCGTGCCGAGAATCGCCTTTTCCGGTGGGATTGTGTTGCCCCAGGACGGTGTCGCAGACTTCCGATCCTATGATGTGAAGGTGGTGGATCCGACCGGGAACTCCGTGTCCGGCATCCCCGTCTATATGACCTCGGACGTGGATGGAGCGGTCCTCGATGGTGTGACGGACGAAGACGGGAACGTGGTATTCACCTGGCCCGCAACCGGTGCCACCAACGTGCTCCCCGTGCGGGACTACTACGACTCTGTTGGATCTGTCTCGAACCTGGACGAACGGGACCGAGTCTATCTGGCCGAGATCAACGGCTTCTCTGGAAGCACGGCTCCCACCCAGGGCTTCGGAACCAAGTTCATCACCTTCGAGTGGCCCGGTAGAGACCGACTCGGTACTGGATACTCTCCAGACGGAGGCTCCTTCCAGAAGGTCTTGGACGTGATCCAGCTCGACTACGGAACCCCGAGCCATGCGGTTTCCACCTCCTGGATCGAACGGACGGTGCCCTAGTGCCCATCACTTGGATCGAACGGGTGGCACAGGCCCCCGCGGCGACTGAGCGCGTGTCTCAACTCCCCGCATGGTCTGAGCGGGAAACGCCGGCCCCCGCGGATACCTCTCCGATTCTCATGCTGCCCTGGATGCCGATGGAGATTCCGGCCCCCGGGACGAGCATGTGGATCGAACGAGAGAAGCCAGTCTGGAGGCCCTTCTAGGTGTCCGGCTCAGGAGCCATCTACCACCACGCTACGGGGACCTTCGGCTCGACCCTAGAAGACGGGGACGCCGCGGGACTAGCCGCTGCCAAGGCCGCATGTGCTGCGGGCGGGCTGATCCAGATGGGCCCCGGGACCGAGGGCATCACGCTCGGCGTGGGCTGGGGCACCATCGCGCTCGCCCGTATTGACGCTCTAGGGAGGATGTTCGGATCCCGCTGGCACATCACAGACGGGGACGACCCCACGAAGGTACAGGCGTGGGATGTTTCGGCCATCTCCACGGGAACTACCCGAACGGTGGTCGCCCCCAACTATGGCGGGCTGCTACTCCTTCCGGCCTCGCTCGGAAATGCGGGCGAGTTTCTGAGGTCCGGTGGCGCGGGAGTGCAGCCCGCCTTTGCAGCCCTTCCGTCCGTGACGAACGCGCTTCTTGATGCAGCGAACCACACGGACACCGTGGCCCAGGCGGTGACTCGCGGGTCTCTCATCTACGGGAACTCCACTCCCAAGTGGGATGAACTCGTGATCGGAGCGGCCAATACGGTTCTCACGAGTGACGGGACGGATGTAGCGTGGAGTCTGAATCCCGCCGTCCAGCACGATGCCCTGGCGCACTTGAAGCCGATTGCGATTGCGGCCTGCTCCTGGAGCAACACCTCGCTCATCATCACATCGGCCAACCTTCCCGGAGCGGTCAAGGTCGGGGACTACGTGCTACTAGGAGACCAGTCTCGCACCGGATGCCAGGGCCGGATCGTCACGGACATCGGCACCCCAGGACAAGTCACCGTCAATTCGACGAACGCTAGTGGCGTCAACATCGGACCTTCCACCTTCGTCTTCCAGCCCGGAGACCACTTTAGCGACACGGTGGTGATCGACGGGAGTCTCGCTGGGGCGGGCCTCTTCCTGACCGGTGGGCGAGGGACGTACAACGCGACCGACGCAAGCGGCACATTCCAGGAACTCCGAGGTCCCATCAACTGGAGAGGCCACGGAGCAAGTATCGGGTCCCATGTCGTATCCGACTTCCGCGCTGCGATCTCCGGAAGTACGACCACCTTGAGTGGATTCTGCCTCGAAGGGGGAACGGCGGGAGGGGGGCGAGTCTACTTCTTCCGCAATACGGCTGGAAACACCGTTATCACCATTCCCAATATCGGCGCTGGGGATACCTTTGCCTTTACGGGCACCGCCCAGACGCTCCTCGCGAAGACCCTCTCCGGTGCCGGGAATATCGTGATGGACGGCACCACAGCCAACATGGTCTTCCAAAACGGCGGCTTCGGAGACTGTCTCGTCCACGACTTCACCGGAGTCACCACGCTGCGGGTTTCCACACACCCCAACTTCGACTATAAGACGGTGGGAAGTGCCCGCACCACCGGGTCCTTCATTGATCTGACGGGGCAGGGTGCTTCGATCGGCTCCACCACGCTTCTCTCAACTCCCGCCGCTGGAGTCTATCGGGTCTCGGTCTACCACGTTTGCACCACAGCCGGAGCAGCGGGAACCCTCGACACTACGATCTCCTGGAACGATGGAACGGCGGCGAGGACTAGAACCCCGGCACCCCAGATTCTCCTGACTGCAACAAACTTTGACGAGGGAGAGATCACGATCCGCGTGGACGGAGCCACGAACATCGCCTTTACCACGACCTACGCCGGTGCCGTGGGGGCTCCCGCCTACTCTCTCTACATTCGCGTGGAGGCACTATGACCGGACAGAAGAAGCCGCCCAAGAAGAAGAAGGGAATGGGAGGGTACTGAGATGATGACGGTAACGATTCTCTTGCTACTCGCTGCGTTCGTGACGACAGTCATGTCCCTGATGGGCAAGTGTCCTCTAGGGGTTCCGGTGCTCCTCCTCTGTCTCGTGGAGCTGATGCAGATTCTTCCGCACTGAGAGGGAACATGCCAAAGGCATACGATATCGCCGTAGGGATGGCCAAGAAGAAGAAGGGATACAAGTTCGACAAGTCCGTGGACTCTGGCCCGTTGAACCCCA